TCTAACGCTTTTTCTTGTGTTGTTGGTTCAGTAGCTGGTTCAGCCTCAACCCCACCTTCAACTCCTGGTACTTCTAATGGTGTTGTAAAGTCGGTACCACCAGCGGTTTCACCACCACCCATGTCGCCACCACCCATGTCGCCACCACCGCCACCGCCCATGCTTGCCGCAGGTGCGCTACCGTCAGCCCCTAAAGTCATGTTATTAGGGTCGATTTTATATAGCTTGTAGATATCTCTGAATATACCAGTTTGCTTAATAGTTTCACCTAAAGATTTAAGTTCTTCACCACCAGCTCTTTCAACAGCTTGTCTTTGGATGTCAAGTTTAATCTCGTCATCACTCATATTTAAGATTTCTTTCTTAGCGTATGTCATAGACACAGCGCCAAAACCATTACCAGCATCAGAAACAGCATCACGATATAACTGAATTTTCTCTTTCCAGTTTTGTATCTTAAGCATTTCGGCTTGAGTAGATGGGCTAGTTAATGTTATAGTAAAGTTTTCTAAATCATCTTCAAAGCCTTTTGTGTAAAGGTGGATGATCGCCATTTTATTTAACTCCTGAATAAGGGCTTTTTGTACTCTATGCACCGCTCTAGCAAAACGAACATCAAGAATAGCTAAGTTTTTACCATCACCAGTAGCTTCCTCAAAACCGATAAAGGCTTTAGGGACTCTCAGAGCGGCTAACATTTTCTTTTGGATGTATTCGATATCTGCGATCTCAGAAAGGTTTTGCGCACCAGGTAATGTCTCAATAGGCATCGCTAATTGTGGATCTCTAACTGGAATAAAATAATCTTGGTCGACAGCTAACGCATTATAACGGGTATCTTGTTGACCGTTGTTATTATCGACCATATTAACTCTTTTGAAGTTATTAGCGATTTTGTCAACGTAAGCATCAACGTCTTTGTCATCCATATTACCAACAAATACTTTGTAAACACGTCTTTCAGGTGCTCTTGTAACACGATAAACTAACATCGCATCTTCTGATAACAATAATTGTTTCCAAATTCTTCTCACTTTTTCAAGCATCGATGTACCATATGGTAATCTTCTGTCATCACCAAGTAATCTAAAGTGGGATATTTCAAATGAATTAAACTCAACATTTTTATCTTTCCAGAAAAATTTAATGTTCTTCTCTTTTTGTTGGTCATCTAGACTTGTTACTTTTGAGAAACCTGGTTCAGATCTCGTCATTTCAATATTAGGTAATTGTGTAACACCCACAATACCTTGTCCAGGTATAACCTTATTATAAACAAAGTTATCACCGTATTTACAAACGTTTCTAGCCCAAGATGTTAGATTGGCGTTTATATCCAAAATATTTTCAAACAAGTTGGTTAATTCATTTTTAATCCTACTACTATCGGAATAGATTGTTAAAACCTTACCGTTTTCATTTGCTGTTGTAGCCTCTTCAGCGAATATATCTAACGCAACAGATATTTCTGGTGTATATTCCATAGCTTCGTAATCATAATACGATGCGATCCTTGTTGGTTCGTAATAAACAGCTTTTTGGTATAGCTCATTATCAATTTTTTTCCACTGATTTTGTAGATATATGGTTTGTTGAGCCTCTAATTTTTTTTGATCCAATTCGCTACCGCTAAGTCCATCGAATGAACTTGGGTCGATAACATATTTTTGGCCATCCACTTCATTACCTAAAGTTTTATTAAGTCTTTGATATATTGTTAATCTATTTGCCATATTTTTTTTTAACTTACGTATTCACAATCAACATATGGTGGGAATTTGTAGTTTTCTACATCTTCATTCCACTCTTTTTTTTGTACATATGTTGTGGTACCATCTGATTCTGGTGAACATTTTATCGCTTCGATATTTCTATCTAAAGCTCTACCATCTAATTTACCACTAGATTTTTCTTTTGATCTGGTTATTGATGTGGACCCTGGTCCACTGCTTCTTGCTTGTTTAATTATGATATTTGCCATTTTAATTGTGATTAAATTAATTATTATTATTTTTTTGGTTTTGGTTTCATGGCACCAAATAACCACCCATATTCCCTTGTATTCATCATATTATTGTTTGTAGAAAATTCATCAGAGTTATAATAAGATTTATTAGGATCTGGTGAACTAGTTACATCTTTTAATAAATAGTCCGCATCTGTGTTTACATTATTAGTTGTTATTTTCCAACTATCCAACATGGCTTTGGTCATATTTTCAGATTCTTGTAATCTTTTAAATGATGTATTAGCTACGAATAAACACATACCTAAAGCCATGATGAGGTCATCATGTGATCCTTTCATATGATCTGGTTTACCGTTTTTATAAACAAATTTCTTTAACTCAGCTGTTAACCTTTCACTACGTATTTTAAAACCACCTCTAGCAACAGCTTCTTCTAAAGCCGCAACAATTTGACTTCTTCTGTTTTTTGACGCAAAATTTATACCTGGTGTTGAATTATCATCTGGAATAAAATACATGCTATTAATATCACCTTCTTTGTCATAATGGAATAACTTTTTAGGGTAATTTAATTCTTTAAGTTTTTGTGTTGATGCAATACCCATACCACCTGTAATATCAAATGTTGATAAAGCATCGTACATCCTACCGTATTGGTCAACAATTAATGCGGCAACATCTGGTGGGACTTTACCGTGATATTCTAAAACTTGTTCAAATGTATCATAATCAATAATACACATACCAGTGGCATCCTCAGAATCACCACGAGAAACATCTAGTGCCAAAATATACCTATGACCCTTTTCTGGTAATTTCCAAACCCATAAATTACTATCCCAAGCTTTATCTTTTATTATCGGTTCAATAACATTCTCTTGTTCTTGTTTTCTAATAACCTCACCCTCAATAACGTTATCACCAGACCCAATAAAAGCGCATTCCAACTCCTGGTTGATCATACGCTTGTTAAAGTTCATATCCCTACACATATTCTCATACCATGTGGAATGTGGCTTATAACCATCGGTGATGAATTTAGCAATCACATCTGGGTGTAAATCAATAGCTGATTCAATAATTTCCTCATCTTTTTCAGCTGCTGGTTTTTGGAACCAATCGACAATATCTTTTGCCTTAACTAATCTTAAATCTTTATTGAATCGTGGATCTTGCCACCATTTTAAGTGTGTTACACAGAAACTATTATCACCTTTAATCGCACCCTCATACGAAGCATAATAGATTGGATCTAGTCCATTAGGTGTTGATATTAATACAGCTTTACCACCAGTACCAATTGAGGCTAAACACGCTGTCCATAGTTCTTGTCCACCTTCAACGAAGGCAGCCTCGTCAATTAATAATACTGTTGGTGTATAACCACGCAAGGCATCTTGAGATGTTGCAACGGCTTTAATTTCAGAACCATTAGATAACCTAACATGTTTTTGTGAAGATTTATCAAATGTAACATTTACCCAATCAGGTAATTGTTTAATAAAGTTAATAATTTTATTCTGGAACTCAATAGCTGTTTCCTGTTTGTTAGCGAGGATCAGAACCTTCTCAGGTCTATCTGGACTAGCGAAGGCTGTTAAAACAGCTGAATACGCTGCTGTAACGGTTGATATACCAGCTTGTCGGTATTTTAAAACTAAGTTAAACCTATGTTTTCTATAATTAGCAACGAGTTTTCTTTGCCCATCAAAAAGTTCAAATGGTACATAACCCTCTCTAGTTTTATCGAAAGTCTCAAAATAACTTTCAATAACATAACAAGGGTCTTGAGAACATTTCGTGAACTCTAAAAGTAATTCTCTTTTATTTGTAATTTGTTTCGGCAAAGTCTATTCTTTCCATATAAATAGTTTATTATAGTCCTAAATCACTTAAATTGATGCTGTCAAGATCATCATTACTGAAATTATATTCCATAATTTCCATTCTTTTTTTCTTAACGATAGCCTCAATTTCTTTTTTAGCGTAATCAGGTCGGTGTTCAACTAATGACATAAAATCAATAAAATCTTCAGCATCTTTTTTAAGAGATCGATTAAAATCAATTTTTTAATGTCGTAATCATCCACGTTAATTAAACCATGTAAATTACCCCACATATTTGGAAATAATCTAATATCCCATAATTCAGCGATAATCGTATCAGTATAATCAATTATTTTTTCAGCGTTTTCTTTTGGTAAACCAGCTACTGAAAATAAAGAAATAATACCTTTAGTCATCTCATGAATTAAAATAGGGAAATTCATGGCCTTTGCTATAATTTTAGGTATTTCTCCACTAAAGTCAAGCTCAACGTAACCAGCATTATTAGAATTATCGGATTCGATTTGTTGTTGGAACATATCATCACCAATTAGGTAATAAAATAGGTCATTTGCGATTAAGGATTTTTGATAATAAGGTGTGATACCAGAAACAATTTTTTCGATATCATCACGATATAGGTGAAAAATATAATGGGCTCTTAATGAGGCACCTTGGGCAAAGGCATTTATTGTTCTTCTTTTAACAATCTCAGCAACCAATTCTTCGTCATTTTCAATCTCTTCTTTTTCTTCTGGTGTCAATGGTGTTTCCATATTCATCTCTTCTGGCAATTCAATGGTACCTGGTTCCATTATCTCTAGATCAAAAATAACCTCATCATAACCCAAATTCCATTCTTCACGGATGATTTTTTCAGCCAATTCACAAAGAACAACTCTTTTACCGCTTTCCATATTGGTAGCACTAAACATCGCTGAACCAGCTGACATCATAACTTCCATCGGACTGATAAACTCTTTGGGTACTTGAAAAGTTGTTGAGTATGAATCAATGAGCTCTTTATACCTTTCTGATGCAATATTTTCCTCACGCCATGATTCTGGGTGTGTGCTTTGATCATAATAAGGTAATTTACCTAAAGGGTGGTTCCTGGTTGATAGTTTTTCGATTATTGATCTATCGATCAAATTAGGGTAGTCACCCAGCTGTAGTCCTGATTTTCTCATAAAAAAAATGCCTTGTTTATTATTAACAAGGCAAATGTAGGTAAAATTTTTTAAATAACCAAATTTTTAAGCTTTTGGTTTCCCCTTTTCTTTTTCATTCGGTTTGGGAATGTCAATTTTTGACGGGTTCTTACTTGGTGATGGGGTTTTTACTGGTGTTTCAACAGGCGCTTTTGTTGGTAACGGCATTTGGTTATTTTTCATATTATGATTTTTTTTGTTTTTCGATGTATGCTAAAATATCAGCTTTATTTAGTTTTGGTCTTTCAGACTCTGCAATAATACGAAAGATTTCTGAATTGGCCAAATTTTCTTCAATTTTTATTTCTTCTTCCTTTAAAACATCTAACATTTTTCTTAATTCACGGTAAGCTTCTTTTTCTTTACCATCTTTTAGTAAAGTAGTTACTTTTTTAACAATCCAACCTCGATTACCTAATTTTTCTACCATGCTTTCAAACTCAATTGGGTCCATTTTACTTATGACCATATTGTTATTAGTTTCAACGGGTTCTGATTTTTTATCAGGAAATAGTGTTAGCTGATTAGGGTCTGGACCTACAGAGTTAGTGACTTTAAAATTACCATCTTGTTCCAGCGCATTTTTAGCGTCATCAAACGTTTTAATTTGTTCTGAATCATTATCAGCTATGTCGTAATGATAAACGGTATTAGCGTAATCTATCACACCTTCTTTATCTGTGGTTTCAATTTTATCGCCATTTTCATCAAAGATATCATATTTAGTGTCATCATACTTTGGTTTATTTCTTTCATTCCAAGGTTGATTGTAATATGTATACCCACCAGTTAATCTTGAAATTAACTCATCGATAGTATCCTCTTCAGTCCAGCTATTACTGTTTTCATCATTAGATTCATTTTGAACAGCGTTTTGTATGGAAGTTTCAACATCATTTTTAGTTTGCATTAATTGTGTTATCGCTTCTTTTGCTTTATCTAAAGACTGAATAGTGGCATCTGGGTTTGTGATAGCCGCATTTATTATTTCATCCGAATTTTGTGTATTATCTTCCATTACATTTTTTCTATTTCTTCTTTATTTATTATGTTAAGTAGTTTATCTCTACTATAAATTTTTTCTTTAACAGATTCCATCGTTTCAGCGTATCTAAAAACTAATCTCTCATCAATCTCTGGTGATTCAGTTTCCCAACCTAGTGCAATGATACCCTCAACACAATCATACATTGAGAATGTGTCGGAATGTATTGCCAAAGATAATTCAATATCTTCAGATTTTAATACACCAACAGTTTCCACTTGATCGATATTTGGTGGTGTTGGTGATCCACTTGATGCTGGTTGGACATCCCAATCCTCACCATATTCAATATTATCAATTCTTTTTGCGAATATGAATTCGTAGGTATTTTGGCCTTTGAAATCTTTATTCAGTGGGTTTATATAAATTAAATACATAATTATTTTACTTTATTCACTATATTAAAACTAAGTTCATTATCAAATATTAATGTTTCACCACCTGTTTCAATTTTTATATCAACAAAATATTCTTGTGGTA